CAATATATACAAGAACAAAAAGATAAGATTATAGATGAGAATGTATTAACCGCAAAAGAGTTACTACATGTGCTTACGAATGCGGCAGTCGGTGATGAGACAGAAACGAAAGAAGTTGTAGTCAAGCGAGGGGAATATAAAGAGAATCCACAAAGTGGCAAAGTACAGCTAGTCTATAACGAACATGTTGAACTGATAGAGGTACCAATAAAACCTAGTGATCGTTTAAAAGCTCGTGATATGTTGGGTAAATACCATAAGTTATTTACAGATAAGCATGATATTAACGGGAATGTGCCTATATTCATTAATATTGGTGAATGGGATGGCGATGATGAAGATTTAGATAAGACGGTACAAGAGGTATCTAACGCTAATCCTAATCATACTGTGATTGTGGATGATATACCGTTAGAGGATTGATTACAGTAAAAACGATTATCATATTGAGTTAGTGAGGATTAGTTTACTAATTCACCCTAGCTTTATATTAAAGCGTTATAAAGATAAAAGGGAGAACGCTTATTATAATTAACGGACTCCCTTTATTAATAATTATTACAGAAAAAGTGGTAAATTAATTAATTTCTGCTTCTATAGTTTTTATTTCATCAATATTTATAGGTGGTTTTTCAGTATTGTATTCAAACTTTTTAGATAAATCACTTTGATATGTGGATCCGTCATTCATTGTTATTTTCCAATAACCACCCGTTTTATCGCTTGAACGATATAATCCATGTATTTGAGTTAGCTGATGACGAATTTCAAAGTCTAAAGTTGATATAGCTAATTGTTTTTTATCGAACTTTGGCCAATACTTTAAGGGGCTATCTTTACCATGAACCTTAACTTTTAAAGGTAGTTCTATTGGAGTAGGTAATTTTTCAGTATTTGTAACGCCACTTATTTGGAAATGGATATAAGTTCCTTCGCTAGTATGTTGGCTTTTTTTAGTTCTTTTTGTGTTTAAGTCAACTTTTTCCCCTTTTGTAAAAGCAGGGCTATAATAAGGACTCGGAAAAATTATAAGGCTGATGCTGCCATCTGTGTTTTTTATACGCATAGATCCTAAGGAATTATCTAAAACTTCACTATTTGTAAAAGTGTCAGACCCACTACTATACCAGTCTAGCAAATCCTTTATATTATCGTTTGTAGATGCTTTTGCAGTTTTGATTATTTGATTAGATAATAAGGGAACAGGGGTAAAATCTGTAGCGATTGTCGCAAGCAACAAAGGGCTTACGATAAAAAAATTCATTAGTAATTTTTTATTCATTTTTAATTCTCCTTCATTCAAATGTGTAAACGTTTACATATAGAATGTATAAATATTATTTAAATGAATCAATTAACCATCTCTAAATTATTGTTTAAATATATATTAATTAAAAAGTGTTTGTTACATAGGGAGCTATATCAAAAAATATAGATTTAAACAACATTTTAAAGTTACAAATAGCAAAAAACAAAGTGTGAGTGGTCATTTAAAGAATATTAATTAATATAAGTTTGAATTAGTTATATTCTTTAAAGTCACTTTCTAGTGGCGTTTTTTACGCTGAGAAACGTCCTGTGTTGCAGTAAGGGATGGGAACCACGCACAAATACTTTAACTGTAAACATAACGTCGTGAAATATGGCTTTAAACATCGCTGGTCAATCTATCTTTGAGATTGGTCGAAGATTAAAACCATATGAAACAAAATGACCTAGCACATGGAGAATTTGGTAATTGGTTGAAAAATATCAACTTAGATAGAACACAAGCTCATCGTTTCATTAAAGTTTCTGAAGAAATTAAAGATGTTGGTACATACCAACATTTAGGTCTGAGAGCTTTATCGGAAATAGCTAGCTTACCTGTACCAGTACGCATCAAAGTACACATAACATCAAACGGCAAAACTAAAATTCCATACTAAATGTTTATGAATTTAACTGCAGAACTCAATTTTGAGCCTTGTAAAATTACATAAATTAGTTATATAAATATTATTTATGGGTATTATATAAACGGGAGGGGCAACGTTATTACTTGCCTATTAGAACATGGAATGGTTCTGCCCCAACTAGTCAGGTACTAGGCGACTAATGGGGAGAAATCAGTTGAAATGACATAGTCATGTCTATTTAAGCAGGTGTGTAACACACCTGCTTTCTATTTACATTTAAAGATAAAATGTGCTATTATTTTACTAGAACTTTTTAACATTTCTCTCAAGATTTAAATGTGCATAACAGGCAGGTACTTCGGTACTTGCCTATTTTTATGTAAACATATTAGGTGTATGTATAAATTTAGGGTATTGATTATAGATACTTAATATATGGCGGAATGGTTGAAAAATGATAAAGTGAGGAAAGTGTTTGACTTTCATTAGTATTAGTACTTTTAATGATTTTATTTTTAATGTGTATAGTAATTTATAAAATTGAAAGTTATCTAACAGTTAAGAAAATACTAAAACAATTACAAATAAATATTACATTGTCTTGGATTACCAAATGGTAATTGAAACCTCAGATCTTTAGTTTAAAGCTAATTTTAATAATGCAAACATTCAAGCAAGTTTAAGGGTTGGTGGATAAAGAGAAAAAAATAATAGGGTATAGAATTAAGTTTTTTACCCTATACCCAGTTTTATATGAAGCAAGTAAAATCGGCAGCTGAATGGCTGGTTGATTTTGAGCAAAGATTTATTAAGATATGTCTTGTCATATTTCTCTTTATCATTTTGTCATTACTATAAGATATTTTTAAAAGTGCTACATTAGATTAAGAGTTATAGCTAGCCTTCGGGCTAGTTTTAAAAAAGAAATGAACATAGCCTAAAAAGACTCTTAATACTATTAAAGTTGCTAATGTAATTTCAAAAAATAAGAGCCATTCCCAAATTTCTGGGTACGTTAGTACAGGTAAACTATTTTTTAAGGCAGTTGCTGAAATTACTAAAGGAAAAGTGAAAGCTGAAAATACTGGTGAAAACGGCTCTTTTAGCAACTTTGGAAGTTTAAATATAATATAAAAATAAAAAAACTGAGCCAATACCAAAAGAATAATAACGATTAGATCATTTGCCTTAGGAAAAGTTATAACATATGCCGCAGCAACTAAAGAAAATGGTGCACAAATTGTGGAAGTGTTCGGTTTAATAGACGTTTGCAATGGATACGTTTTTAATCGTTTGAATACTATTGGTAAGACAATACATGTTGCTAAAAAACCATATATAACTGATAATTTTCCAATTAAATAAAATCCGCTGATTGGTGCTGTTAATCCAGCAATAGCAATACCAATATAAAGCACTGTCCATGATGGATAAACATTTTCGAGCGAGAACCCTTTTAAATATTTAATTGAAAAAATAATCATATGTATCATAATCCCCATAAGACATAAGAGCCATAAGGGTGTTATTAAGCTAGTGATAATGGTTACATCACTAAAATACGTATTTAAATAAGTGGTTCCCAAAAATCCAGACATGAAAAATGTTGTGAACACAGATGAAACTAGAGGGGTATTCAATTGTTCTTTAACATTTTTAAAATTATTGAGAATAGTACATAAAAGGTGAACCCAAATAAAGAGGGCAAAGATACCACAAATAGCATTTAAAACAAGTGATATGTCTTTCAAGAGATTGCCCAACCCCAACAAACCTAAGATCAATCCCGATGTTACTAAAGGTGCTTTTTGAAGTCTCATGATTTAAAACCTTCCTTTTGTGATTTTATTCACTAATTATAACATGATATCTTAGAACTATTAATAAGCAGAATGAGTTTTGTATGTTTAATGTGGATTAATATGATGTTGTTTCGGGAAATATATGTATTTATCTATTTTTGATATTTTATATTCAGTATAATACGTGATTACAACGTTGAATATAAAAAAATATGACGATGTTTATACGTATTAATATTAATATAATCACACGTTGCAGGCATCAAACGCTTATTTATTAATCAAAAATGGGTGGACAAATTTATATAGTTTTATCAATTTTAATATTTTACACTAACTTTATTAGGTGATATAAGATGCTGAGATAAGCATTATATTGCAATGAAAAAGCATTATATGGATAATCATATCTATCATTGCAAATATACTTATAGAGATTTATGTGTGTGATAATTGGTGGTCATAAATTGGTCATAATGAAATAAAAAAACTAAAAAAATTGAATGCATAAAGAATACACGATGCTGATTTAATAGGATTTTTGTATATGATTTATATCTATTTCATACTGCCCTTAATGCCAGGAATGATGTAAAACAGTTTCTAGTTTTGACTAACTAGAAAATTACATTATGCACGAGTATGATTCGTTCCAAATAAATATTAGAGCGTATGAAAATATGTTTTTAAGACGTTTTCCATTAGTTACCAAAACTTTTGGAAGGCGTCTTTATTATGTGCTGATGTGTTATTTAGATTCATAATGGGGGGTTTTTTCAATGTTAAAATCATATAGATTATATAGAGAAGTTTAGTATACCTTTTGAGTATATAAGGAGTTTCTTCTAGTATGTTGTAATGTAATTAGATTTCCGGTAATCAATTCGGCTTTGCAGAGGACTCACTTGCGTATTGTAATAAGAAGCTGTCTGCATTTTGAAAACACCCACACTAGTTACAGCATGGGTGTTTTTATGCTAAGAAACAAATTGGTTTAAGTGTAAAATCATATACACTAAAGAAATTTATTGAATCTATTGTCGAAAAGATGCTTTCATGATACATTGTAAACAAGAAGACAACGTAGACAATGTATACTTGGTTGTCAAATGAAGTAAAATAAGGAAGTGAGTAGTATGGCTACAATAAGTATTACTACTGATTATAAATTCACAAAAAAATCAGCGCAAAAACTAATAGATGCAATGGAGATTAACGAAAATAATAGTAATGTGAACAAAACAAACATAAAAGCGACTAAAATAAAATCAACTTGTGAGATTGAAAATCTATTGAAGGATTATCGAAGTAATTGACTGTAAAAGTAATATCACTTTCAGAATTGTTAACAGGTGATAAGCAAGAGGTTAAGCGAAAGATACCTTCAGTTTTAAATATACTAAATTCATTTGAGACAATATCAATTTCAGGAAGTGAATCAGCACACGATGTTGATTTATTTTTGAAAAATAAGTCTATAGCATTTGATAGACAAAACCTGTCTAGAACTCATTTAGTTTTTTCACAATTCAAAAACAAACAAATACTAGTTGGCTATTTTACAATTAGCAATAAACCCTTAGTTTTTTACAAAACGTATGTTAGATAAAATATCAAACACGTTAAAGAAGAAGTTATATCAAAAGGGTGAAACTCACAGTGGAAATGACAATTTAATCATACAAGGATACTTAATTGCTCAAATAGAAAAAAATTATTCTGAAGAAGCATTGGCTACAAAATCCATAAATGCAAACGATTTATTAACTTTAGCATATGTGAAAGTTTTAGAAGGTGCGAACATATTTGGCGGTTCATATATTTGGATAGAGTATGAGGATGTAGATAGATTAAGAGAATTTTATAGAAAATTTGGATTTACAGAAATCAAAGATCATACAAGTGAAAATAATTTGAAGATGGCTATTCTTAAAATATAAAGCACAAAACCACACCCACCTATTGATTTAGAAGTGTGGTTATTTTTATGGAAGAATTTATAAAATAAAGGTCAAAGACATTTGAATATTTATCAACTGCTCTTCTATCAACACCCATGTGTCTAGCTATTTCACTTTTGCTTATTTTCATGTTTAAGTTCATCATAACAATTATTAATTTTTGTAAATATGAAAGAGTAGTAACTTCAAAATCCGTATTTATGTCTGAAGATAATTTCATTGTTGTTCACAGCAATAAAATTATCTCTAGAATTTTAGAAAATGTACATGTTTAAACAATCAAAAGTATACATTATTAAATTATCATTTTCATTCATCTTTTCAACAATTGAGGTTAACGTAGTAAAAAATAAGTTTTAAATATTTAAATCATTGTATAGTTTAGTTTTGAGTAGATCTTTTTAAAGGTGTACTTATGCATTTGCTTTTTTAAAGATATAAGACGTTTTGTCGTCCTAAAATAAATAAAAAACAAAAAAACTACCTGTTTAGGTAGTTTTTTAAATGTAATAGATTAAAACACTAGTTCATTTCTTGTTAAAGATGGATAGTTATTTTATAGATAAATTTGTCCTTTAGTGTAGCGGTAATTTTTTGGACTTTTTGGTGGTATAAATGTTCTTAATAAAGTTAATAGTCCTACTTTACCGCAAAGCATAACGAATATAATAATTATTTTAGTAATACCATGATATTCTGTGGTAAGGTTCATACTTAACCCGACTGTTCCAAATGCAGAAACCACTTCGAATAATAACTTGATTAATGATATGTTCGGATTAATTATCGATAATATAAAAGTAATGATACTGATAAATAGAAATGAGATATTAATGGTAACAATAGATAGTTTTATATATTTGTCAGATATTTCTTTATTGAATACTGAAACATTATTTTCTTTACGTATATAATTTAATACAAAAATAAACGCTACTGCAAAAGTAGTTATTTTAATTCCTCCAGCTGCACTGAGAGGGGCACCACCAATAAACATAAGTAGCATTAACATTAAAGCAGTAGATTTGTTAATGCTTGCTATATCAATACTGTTAAAGCCCGCTGTTCGTGTTGTTATTGATTGGAAAAAAGAATTTCCGATTTTTTCAACTAGTCCCATATTTTGCATAGTATTAAACTGTTCTAATAAAAAGAATGTAATAGCTCCTATAATTATTAGGATACTAGTTGTAGTTAAGACTAATTTAGAATGTAAAGATAATTTACTCAATTTTTTACAATTAATAAAGTCTATTACGACAAAATGTCCAATACCTCCAAATATTATGAGTATTGAGATTGTGATAATGACAATTGGATCATTAGAATAATCTATTAAGTTATTCTTAAAAAGGGCAAATCCAGCATTATTAAAAGCTGATACTGATGTGAATAAGCTTAAAAATAATCCTTTGCCTATACCAAATTTTGGTATAAAAGATAAACACAAACAAATCATACCAATTAATTCAGTGACTAAACTATAAATAGCCAAGTGTTTAATTAGCTTAATAACACCACCAGGTTCGTCAATATTCCATGTAACCATAATCAAAAATCTATTTTTCATTGATATCTTTCTATTTAAAAATACTAGTGTCAATAGGGTTACGGTTACGATACCTAGACCACCTATTTGTATTAATAATAGTATTACTATCTCACCAAGTATATTAAACTGTGATCCTATATCAACTGGGGACAAGCCAGTAACTGTAAATGCACTTGAAGCTATAAATAGGGCATCTAAAAAAGATATTGGCTTTTTACCAGTGAAAGGTAAATACAATAAAAGTGCACCTATGATAGTTGTAGAGAAGAAAAGCATTAAATAAAAATATAAAGGTTTGTGGACTTTGTTCATTTTAATTGCATACTCCTTTATATTATAAATTAATAATTAGATAATATCATAAATGAAAATAGAAATGTTACTGATGTGTATTACTTTTCAATTCTAGTCAGGAGCCCCAACACAGAGAATTTCAAAAAGAAATTCTGCGAACAATGCAAGTTGGCGGGGCCCCAACACAGAGAATTTCGAAAAGAAATTCTACAAACAATGTAAGTTGGGGTGGGGCCCCAACAAAGAGAAATTGGATTCCCAATTTCAACAGACAATGCAATTTAAGTATGACAAATCAACGCTATAGTTTCAGTTTTACATCACCTATTCAATGGAAATATGCTTGTTGATATTTGAATATTTACATTCAAACAATATTCATCGCTATTTCTATCAACTTAAAATTCGCAATAAAAAACTGCCAGCACGCGAATAGGGCAGCTGACAGTATACCTCTTATTTCTCCTTTAAATATTGAATGGAAGCCTCTTTGAAAATATCAATATATTTCAGATACATATCTTTTTCAATATATTCATCGATTTGATGTGCCATTAATGGATTACCTGGTCCAAAAATGGCTAAATCAACATTGTCCTTATTATCTCCTAAGAAGCTGGAAGCATCCGTTGCACCTACAAGCGCCGAAACAAATATATCGTCTTTGTCTACATAACTAGAAGCTACATCTTTAATCGTAGTAATTAATTTGCTATTTTTATCGCTTGTTACAGGTCGATGGTTGCTTGGAATATCGAGTGAAAGCTTATTGCTATCCACATTATTAATGATATTTTGGAAAAACGATTCTATAAAGTCGTTATCATACTCAGGAACTGGTCTTACGTTAAATTCAAGTGAAGCTTCATCTGGTACAGAGTTAAATTGTTTACCGCCATTTATAATCGAACATACAGCTGTAAGACCAGATGCATAATTTGCATCCTCTTCAGAAATATCTTTTCCTATCAATGATTTGAACATGGGAGCAACATCTAACTCATGTTTAGTATCATTTTTTTTAAGCTCTGCATATTTTTCTTTAAATTGATTATAAAATTCAAGCAGTGTATCAATTGCATTGTCACCAATAAATGGAACTGAGCTATGGACAGCTTTACCAGTTGCAGTTACTTTACATGACATAGACCCTTTATGTGCATAATAAATTCCAGATCCAGTTGGTTCAGCAATCATTAGACCATCAACATCATCTAAATAGCCTTTATCTGCTAATAATTTGGCGCCTTCTTGTTCTTTCTCTTCACCAGCAGTAGCGAGTAATCTAATGGTTCCTTGAGGTAATTGGTTTTGTTCTTTTAATTCAATGAGTGCGATGACCAAAGCCATCAGACCGCCTTTCATATCTGTTGTGCCTCGACCATATAATTTGTCATCTTTTTCTGTGAGTTGAAAAGGGGGATAAGTCCAATTATCTTGATTTCCTGCATCAACAACATCCATATGACCGCTCAATGCAAGTATGGGAGAGCCACTACCGATTTCTGCAACGAAATTGGCGCGGTGTTCATTAACTTTCAAAATTTCAGATTTAATATCGTACTTGTCGAATAAATCTTTTAAATAATTACAAACGTCTATTTCATTATTATTTTCAGTTTGTAGTTCAACAATATCTGCTAGTAATTGAATTTTTTCTTTTTCACTAAAAGTTGTCATTAAGCTCACACCTTTTCAAAGTAGTATATATATTTATATAAACATAATTATTGTATTTAAACATTAATTTTAAGTAACAAAGTGACGTGCTATGTTCATGATTACATCTTAAAATATGCACCTTGTATCAGTAGTCTAATAATCACTGATAGTAAGTGTTTTTTTCATTGTGAATCGTCCAGTCGGATTGTATGAAAAAAATTTAGTTTAAGCATGTATAACATATAGATCCATGGTGATTAACTACTAAATAATGCGATTTACTAATTTAATCACTTTGTACACACATTAATTTTATATCGAAAAAAGTATTTAATAATATAAACAAAATCATTTAATAAATAGTTAAATATATATTCTTAGTTTTTGTGATATTATTCACATGTCGATACCTATCAACAATATTAAATATAAGAAAGAAGGTTATAACAATGAAAAATAAAAAGCGCGTATTCATTGCGTCATCATTATCATGTGTACTTTTATTGTTATCAGCAGCAAATACAGAAGCGAATTCAGCGAATAAAGACTCACAAGACCAAACTAAGAAAGAACATGTTGATAAGGCTCAACAAAAAGAAAAGCGTAATGTGAATGATAAAGATAAAAATACACCAGGACCTGATGATATTGGTAAAAACGGTAAAGTTACAAAGCGTACTGTATCTGAATACGATAAAGAGACAAATATTTTACAAAATTTACAATTCGACTTTATCGATGATCCAACATATGACAAGAATGTCTTACTTGTCAAAAAACAAGGGTCAATTCATTCAAATTTAAAGTTTGAATCTCATCGAAATGAAACAAACGCATCATGGTTAAAATACCCGAGTGAATATCACGTTGATTTTCAAGTACAAAGAAACCCTAAAACTGAAATTTTAGATCAACTGCCAAAAAATAAAATTTCCACTGCGAAAGTAGATAGTACATTTTCTTATAGCTTAGGTGGTAAATTCGATTCAACAAAAGGTATTGGACGAACATCATCTAATAGCTATTCTAAATCTATCAGTTATAACCAACAAAATTACGACACAATTGCGAGCGGTAAAAATAATAATAGACACGTACACTGGTCTGTTGTTGCCAACGATTTAAAATACGGGAATGAAATTAAGAACAGAAATGATGAATTCTTATTCTATAGAAATACTAGATTATCTACTGTAGAAAATCCTGAATTAAGTTTTGCATCAAAATATAGATATCCTGCGCTTGTAAGAAGCGGATTTAACCCAGAATTCTTAACTTATATTTCTAATGAAAAGTCAAATGAAAAAACACGATTCGAAGTTACATATACACGTAATCAAGATATTTTGAAAAATAAACCTGGTATACATTATGGACAACCAATTTTAGAACAAAATAAAGATGGTCAAAGATTTATTGTAGTTTATGAAGTAGATTGGAAAAATAAAACAGTTAAAGTCGTTGAAAAATACTCTGATCAAAATAAACCATATAAAGAAGGATAAAGTAGAAGGGACGGATGACAAATGATTAAACAAGTATGTAAAAATATTACAATCTGTAGTTTAGCGCTATCAACAGCTTTAACTGTATTTCCAGCATCTTCTTATGCAGAAATTAAATCTAAAATTACTACAGTTTCCGAGAAGAACCTTGATGGTGATACGAAGATGTATACACGTACGGCTACAACGAGTGATACAGAGAAAAAAATCTCACAAAGCTTACAATTTAATTTTCTTACTGAGCCAAATTATGATAAAGAGACAGTATTTATTAAGGCGAAAGGTACAATTGGCAGTGGATTGAAAATTTTAAATCCAAATGGTTATTGGAATAGTACATTAAGATGGCCTGGTTCTTATTCAGTCTCGATTCAAAACGTTGATGATAACAACAACAGTACAAATGTGACTGATTTTGCGCCTAAAAATCAAGATGAATCAAGAGAAGTTAAATATACGTATGGCTATAAAACAGGTGGAGATTTTTCAATTAATCGTGGTGGTTTAACTGGAAATATTACAAAAGAGAAAAATTATTCAGAGACAATTAGTTATCAACAACCATCTTACCGCACACTTATTGATCAACCTACAACAAATAAAGGTGTAGCTTGGAAAGTAGAAGCACATTCTATCAATAATATGGGACATGATCATACGAGACAACTAACTAATGACAGTGATGATAGAGTGAAAAGTGAAATCTTTTCATTAACTCGAAACGGAAACCTATGGGCGAAAGATAATTTCACGCCTAAAAATAAAATGCCTGTAACTGTGTCAGAAGGATTTAATCCAGAATTTTTAGCTGTAATGTCACACGATAAAAATGATAAAGGTAAATCAAGATTTATCGTTCATTATAAACGATCAATGGATGACTTTAAATTAGATTGGAACAAACATGGTTTCTGGGGCTATTGGTCTGGTGAAAACCATGTAGATCAAAAAGAAGAAAAATTATCAGCATTATATGAAGTTGATTGGAAGACACATGATGTAAAATTAATTAAAACAATTAATGATAAAGAACAGAAATAAGTTTTCGCAAGTTGCCTGCTGCGTATCACGTAGTAGGTAACTATTTATTTGTTTTGGGATAGATAGCTTGAGACACTGTATCTTTTATTATGGATAACCTAACTTGATATTGTTAGGTGCATATGAGGCATGTAGAGGTATAGTGGAAGTTAAAGAAATGAAAACGATGAGATATCAGTTTAAAGTTAGTCAATTCAAATTTTAACAATATAACTCGCTTCGACTTTTTAGAACGAAGCGAGTTTTTTGTTGAGTGCTATTTACTATAGGCTTTGATTGGATAATGATCTGAGAAATCATTGTATACATAGTAGTAAGGGAAGGCATATACATCCCATGGTTTCGGTTTCTCAGTAACAACTTCATTGACTAATTGTTTTGGTTGTTTATGATCTTTATCTGTAAATATATAGTCTAAATGTTCTGGTTTACCATTAGGATAATTATATTTCGCAATTGAATTTGATTGAGGGTCCCATGTGCTATTATGACCTGCATATAAAACATCATTTACATTCAAGTTTTTAAGCATATCTTTGAACTCTTCAGTTCCTTTATTAACATTAAGGTCGCCACCTATATATACCGTTTCATCTTTAGGGATATTTTTCTTTTTAACAAAGTCACTGATTTCTTTCATTTGTTCAGCTCTAATTTTTCGATCATGTCCAGCACCACAACGTGAATCTTCAGATTGTGTATGTGTACCGATAACGTGAACGTTCTTACCATTTTTCTCTATCTTTGTATAAACAAAGCCTTTATTACTGTCATTGTCGAATCCACAACCGCTTTTGAATACATGTTGGATTTTTTCTTTAATAGGATATTTACTTACAATCGCTACGCCGCCATCTTCAGCAACAGTTGATGAGTAGCTACCTTCAGTTTTGTCCCAACCTGATTGAGAACGACCGAGTACAGGTGTTTGGTAAGGATATTCTTTTTTCACATTACTTAATAATTTGTCTGATGCACCATTATCAAATGCTTCATTGAATATTACGACATCATTATTTTTAATATAAGAAGATTGTCCGATTAAATAAGCGCGTTTATATTGCCCCCCCAGTTTGGATACATAGAAACCTTGTAACAACAGTATTTATTGGGTTTGGAGTCCCTAATGGGTCCCTAAATTACATACTTTCTAAAATTTTAGTTGTTTTTTTGTCCTCTTCATTAAATTTTTCTTCTAACAAATGAGAATACACAGATGTAGTTATTGCTATATTTTTATGACCTAATCTTTTAGAAATGTAATGTATAGATACACCTTTTGCTAGTAAATAAGAACAATGAGTGTGTCTTAATGCGTGCGATGTAATAATTGGTATATTATTGACTCTACAGGCTGATTTCAAAGCATTATTGATAGCATGAAGGTTAATTATAGATCCGCCTTCTTTGAAAATGTAACCATCATAGCTAATTGCAAATGTACTTATGACGTCCATAATGTGTTTCATATCAGATTTAGCGATACTGATATATCTAGGGGAAGTATTGGTTTTTCGCTCGTCAATAAATATAGTGTTTTTCACTTGGTTGATATGCTCAATCTTTATATTTCTTGCACCACTGACACGACAACCCGTACAAATCATTATGAATAGCGCTAATGATGAACGAGTTCTCTTCTTTCTGACGTGATCTTTTAGTATTTCATATTCAGTTACCGAGATGAATTTTTCTTGTTCTGACTTCGTAGGTTTTCCGGCTTTATAATTAACTTTATAAGCGGGGTTTTTAAAAATAAGTCCATCATATAATGCGTCATCTAAAGCTGACCGAATAGCACCGTTTGTTTTTCTTATAGTTTCTTTTGCGTGTTCTTTTGAATAGTCGTTTATGAATTTCTGATAAACTTGTCTATTTATCTTTGATAACTCCATTTTACCTATTTTATGTTTTTGTATATGTTGTAATGCATTTCTATAATGACGGTAGGTATTTTCTTTAACAACAGGTTGTTTATATGTTTTAATCCAATTTTCGAAGTATTCTTCAAGAGTTATATAGTTATCTATATTAAAACCACTTCTTAACTCATTTAACTTGTCTAGTCCAGCAGAATTAGCTTCACGCTTTGTTCTAAAACCTTTCTTACGGTATCTTTTTCCTTCATGCTTAAATTCATATTGCCATTTTTTACCATCGTAACAACGTGTTTTCATGCGTTCCCTCCTCAAAATTGGCAAAAAATAATAAGGGTAGGCGGGCTACCCTGTGGAATCAATTATCATTATTTATAATTTCAGAAACTCTATCATTGTATTCTCTTTGTGACAGACCATGATAGTCTTTTTGCATTGAAAGCTCTTCAATTTGTTTTTGAGCCTGCTCAGACATACCCTCTGTAGAAAAATCAGTGGGAGGCATATTATTTAAATCAACTTTTTGCTTTTTGTTTTGTTGAACTTGGACATTTTGCTGAGGAACACTATTTTGTGGTATCTGTTGTTGCGGTTGTTGAACCGATTGCTCTTGTGATTGGGGTTGTTCAACGGTTTGATTGTCTGGTTGTTGTTGTGTTGCAACTTCTTTTTCCTTATCTTTTTTCGATTTATTTTCCTTTTCCTTCTCAATTTTCTTTTCTTTTGATTTAACTTCTTTTTTAGATTCTTCCTGATTCTCATCATTTCCACATGCACTTAACACTAACGTGCTCACTAATAATAAACCTAACAATCTTTTCATTCTCATTTCTCCTTTGCTTACTTTTTATATTAAAACTCCATATAGGCGCTATTAATCAATACGTTTTCACACTAGTAGGCGTTTTTTTGTTTAGTAAAATCATAATGAATCTTCTTTGGTTAACTTATCGCCATCTAATTTTTGTGAAATAAATTCCAAGTATTTACGCGCATTATGTGACGATAAATCTTTAGGTAACTCATAAGTGAATGGTTGATTACCACTAGTTAAAACTTCGTATATTACAGTTTCTCTTTTTATTTTGCAATTAGTTATTTTCATTATAAACTTCCTTTCAAACACTGCTGAAATAGACGTCTTTTTTAAATAAGCATAATTAATACTTCAATTCTTTAATCCACATATATTTAAAAGTGAGATAGTAGGTAATAAATATAAGACTTAAAGTTAAGATTGCTTTTTTCATGTTTCATAATTAAAACCTCTGTAAATTTAAGGTTAGTATTATGAAATAATGGATTGGTTTATTCTTTAGTACTAACTTCGTAGTAAATTATATAGTTCGCTAAATTGTATTTATCTACTATATTTTTGGAATAAACAATTTCCTTTTCTTTCTTCAGTAAATTATAAAAATCTACATCATTTTCGTTAGCTGATTCTATTTTGGTGATATCAGATTGTCTAACGATTCTTTTAGATCTGTCAAGGTATATAAATTTCCCTGATTTAGAATTAGTCTTTTTATTCACACCGACGTAAATTGAAAGTAATATACTTTTTCCAAAAACAGCATCACTGTGATTATGGTTTTCATCTTCTATAACTAAGAATACATGTTTTTTTGTAAAAATTTTTTTGATCATCGTTATTATTCCTTTATTAAATTTATTAAGTCTTCTTCATTTAAAAATTGAATTTTTGCACCATTTCCAACATATTCTCGAGCTTTTCGTTGTTTTGAAACTAGTCCGTTCACATCTTTATATTTATCATCTTGAACACCTTCGACTAAAATATCTGTTTTTGCAGTTACGTCACTTCTGATATAAGCTCCTTTCTTTCTAGTTAATATCATTAAATCTTGTTTTTCAGTGTCAAAATTACCTGTAAAAACAACATTTTTATCTTTTAAAATAGGGATTACACTTTCCACTTCTATTTTATTAATCTCAGATATTTTCATATGAATTTTTTGAAATCCTGAATCGAAAAGTTTAGTTGGAGAGTTAGAATATTTGCTAAATCTAATGTATTGCTTAGGCATATAATGTATTAATTTTAATACACTATAATGCTGATTGTTTTTAGCGAGTGATATCAACATCTTCGATAAAGCTAGCACGTCAAATTTAGCAGAATGTAATTTTTCTTTATCGATATCATATAAGCTACACAAATTTTCTAATTTAAAACTAGAGATTGCGTGGAAGCTTCTAAAGATATTTATACTATCGACATACATGAAGTTTGGAACAGGTAAGTCATAATAATTATTAGTATTTTTTAATACTGAAATATCAAAAAGTGCATTATGAGCAATAATTAAATGTGATTCTTTTAAAAGATAGAGAATTTCTTGGTAAATATCTGGATATTTAGGTGCTTTTAATATGACATCTTCAGGTATTTTATGTATTTTAGCGTTTTTCAAGTTATATCTATTATTAGGAGGATTAATATAAGATGAATAAACTTTTACTATTGATAAATCCTTAATTAAAGATACAGCAACTTCGCAAGGGCTGTTCATATGTTCATTCATAGTTTCAAAGTCTAAGACTGCAATATCATATTTTTTCATTTGCAAGTGCTCCTTTTATAAAATAACTTTTCCAATTAACCTCACACTTTCATTTCTATAAAAGTGTAGATCGTCGTAATCTTTATTTAGTGAAACTAGAGTCAATCTATCATCTTCAACAAAGACTTTCTTAACGTACGCTTCTTCTTCAATGATGAATATACCAATTTGTCCATTCTTTATATTGTGAGTTTTCTCCACAAATATGATTTCGCCATCTTTAAACATAGGTTCCATAGAATCACCATTTACTTTTAACGCTAAATCGTGTGTGGGGATAGGTCCTTTAACCATTTCAGTAAATAGCGTTTCATCGTGTAAACGTTCTCCTACACCAGCAGAGACGCAACCATTGACGTTAACTGGAGTTTTCTCCTGTTTATATGAATTAATATCTACAACGTTATCTCCTTTAGAATTCTGTTCTTCCAATTGTTCATTTGCATAGTTAAGTACGTTTTCTTGGCGGGGAGGTGTGAGTTTGTTGTATATGGAAGTGATGTCGTTATCGTCTTTGTATGTAGTATCTATGTCGCTTTTACCAACCTCGAAAACATCAGCTATCCTTTGTATAACGCCGTGAGAGGGGTTGGAACGTAAATTTAAATAATCGCTTAAAGTAGATGGTTTTATGTTAATGAGTTCAGCAAGTTTCTTTTGAGACATATTTGAATCGTTGAGAAATTTTCTAATGTTTTTGGCTATAATAATATTTCTTTCTTTGTTCATATTACTTACCTCCTTTTTTCTTATTATACGAAATTTTCATATCATAGTAAAGTTTTTTACGAAAAAAACGTATTTAATGTTGACAATACGAAAATTTCGTATTATATTAGGTTTACGAAAGGCGGTGACAACATGAAAACATTAAAAGAGTTGAGGACTGATTACGGATTGACTCAAAAAGAGTTAGGAGATTTATTTAAGGTCTCATCACGTACAATTCAAAATATGGAAAAAGACTCTACAAACATTAAAGATAGTTTACTTTCTAAGTATATGAGTGCTTTTAATGTTAAATATGATGATATTTTTTTAGGTAATGAATACGAAAATTTCGTATTTACGAATGATAAAAAGAAATCAATTATTTTAGCATTTAAAGAAAAACAAACATCTTAATAGGAGGAATAACAAATGAACATTCAAGTAGCAACGAAGCTAGCGATGGAGAAAGGAATAAGTATAAGGAGAGAGAATCAAGATGTGTATGGGATATTACCAACTAATTTGCAGCGTTATCAATGCCTAGTCGTATCTAGACACTATAAGAAAAAAAGACAAACCGCCGCCGGAAGGTGGCAGCCTAGCGCAGACGATTTAATAGCAGATGATTGGATTTTAGATTATTAATTTTTTCAAATCTCTAATTAAACCCATAAGTGTTTTGTAATCTTTTTTGGATTCTGATTCTGAGTAGGCGATACCTTCTCGAGAAAGAGCCATCTCAAGAAAACCGCCTTCTTCAGCAGAAGCAATTACAAAATCTCTATGCTTTAATTCAAGAACTGCATCGATATAGTCTTCAAAATTAAAACCTAAAAAGAAAGCGTTAAATGAGGATTCATCACTACCGAAATAAGATGCAGAACGTTTAGACATACCTTCGTCAATTCTATCAAGGTAAATTGAATAAAGTTGTAAAAGGACAAATTTAGCTTCATCAGTCATAAGTCATTCACCTCCTTAATAGGAGTATAGCAGAAAGGAGCACAAACAATATGCAAGCATTACAAACAAAATCGAACATAGGCGAAATGTTCAACATACAAGAAAAAGAAAATGGAGAAATCGCAATCAGCGGTCGAGAACTTCATCAAGCATTAGAGGTTAAGACTCCATACAAAAAATGGTTTGAAAGAATGAGTGATTACGGATTTGAAGAAAATATCGATTATATAGTCACGGACATTTTTGTCCATAACCCACTAGGAGGTCGTCAGAATCAAACTGACCACGCACTCACACTAGACACTGCAAAAGAGATTGCAATGATTCAACGTAGTGAACCTGGCAAACGTGCAAGACAATACTTCATCCAAGTTGAAAAAGCATGGAATAGCCCAGAAATGATTATGCAACGTGCTTTAAAAATTGCTAACAACACAATCAATCAATTAGAAACAAAGATTGAACGTGATAAACCAAAAATTGTATTTGCAGATGCAGTAGCTACTACTAAGACATCAATTTTAGTTGGAGAGTTAGCAAAGATCATTAAACAAAACGGTATAAACATCGGGCAACGCAGATTGTTTGAGTGGTTACGTCAAAACGGATTCCTTATTAAACGCAAGGGTGTGGATTATAACATGCCTACACAGTATTCAATGGAACGTGAGTTATTCGAAATTAAAGAAACATCAATCACACATTCGGACGGTCACACATCAATTAGTAAGACGCCAAAAGTAACAGGCAAAGGACAACAATACTTTGTTAATAAGTTTTTAGGAGAAAAACAAACATCTTAATAGGAGGAACGAACAATGCAAGCTCAAAACAAAAAAGTCATTTATTACTACTATGACGAAGCCGGTAATAGACGACCCGTTAATATTCAATACAACGATGGCTACGACTTAATGATAGACCCGCGTTTTATTGAAATGACGCTTGAAAGACATCCGCATTTAAAAAATAACTTTTATGGATTAATAGATGGAAAAGAATTTAAGTTAGATTAAATTTTTGGAAATGCAAAGGAGGCATAACAAATGTTACAAAAATTTAGAATCGCGAAAGAAAAAAATAAATTAAAACTCAAATTACTAAAGCATGCTAGTTACTGTTTAGAAAGAAGTAACAACCCTGAATTGTTGCGAGCAGTTGCAGAGTTGTTAAAGAAGGTTAACTAAATTAGGCCTTATTATTACTTTTTAGAATGTGAACAATAGGTCGATAAAAAACTTAATAAACAAACTATAGCAACTATCAATGAATTTTGAATATGTAAATCGTTCTCGTTTATATAGTTTGTTACAAAGATTTGAATGTCAGCACCTGCTGCAATGCCATTAGACCATCTTATTAACTTTTTGAAAGGATGTGGAAAATCATTTTCGATACGTTTGACAAATTCATCGTGTCTCTTGTAGGTACTTTGCTCATTTATTGGATAGGTCGAATTGATGGCTTCAGCCAAAGTAGAGATAGCAGTTGGATTGATATAAAAATCTCTAATGGTCTGTTGTGCTTGAAGTACAATCTCATCATCAAACCTATAGAGTTCCTTAAAAGATTTTATCGTTTCTTCAGAAAATAAATTTCTTTGAAATGTTAGAGATGAAAAAGAATTACGCAAATTAAAATTCATTTCAATTAAGTTGTTTAGATGAAAGTCTACTTTGAAGTCAGAAAATAAATTTATGTTGTTTCTATTAATTATATCTAATTGGTACTTAGGTTTTAAAGATTGTTTAATTGCCATACTTTTAGAAATTTCAACATTACTAATTACGTTATTAATAGAAAAACGAACATTTTTTAAAGGATCAATATACACCAATATCACCTCCTTTCACTAGGAGATAACAACATTATACACGAAAGGAAAGATAGAAATGCCACATATTTTAAACGTAACAGTTCCAATACCTGAAACACATGTACTTATCACAAAAGATGAATATGATGAGCTAATTGGTTATTCATTAGACCCTGTATGGAACATGAGTGACTTAAAGAAGAAATTAAAAATTGCATCTGATGAGACTATCAAGGACAGATTACTATTTCATCCTAGATTTGAAAAAGAACTAAGAGCGCAAGGAATTGTGCATTACCCAGATGAGAATTTTAATCGCTGGAGATTTAACGCAAGAAAGATGAATAAATTCGTCGATGAGCATTTCAATGAAATATATAAGGAGAGAATAAAATGAGCAACATTTATAAAAGCTACCTATTAGCAGTACTGTGCTTCACAGTCTTAGCGATTGTGCTTATGCCATTGCTGTACTTCACTACAGCATGGTCAATTGCAGGATTCGCAAGTATCGCAACATTCATATTCTATAAGGAATACTTTTATGAAGAATGAAAAAACTGCTACTTGCGCCAACAAGTAACAGTGACAAACGATTAACAAAATTAATTCATTTTCAATATAAAACGAAAAACGGAGGAAGTCAACTATGACTAAAAATTATAAAGACATGACGCAGGAAGAATTAAGAGATTTATTGGCTGAAAAGAATGGAGAATTGTTTGAAGTAGTGAATGAAATCAATAAAGAAACTGAATTTGCCGTTTTACTTTTTTCAACTGTAGGGGTTAGCAATGGAGATACTACATCATCGTCACATTGTGCGCTTGGGGATATTGTAGGTCTTGCTAATTTATTGAATAACGAAAATGATTACCACGATATCGCTAATGTTATCGAAATGTATAAATTAAAAAAACTTTTAGGTCTAGCTGACAACAAGGAGGACGAGAATGATGTATTACAAAACGGGTGACGTATGTCAAAAAATAATTAATGTAGATGGCTTTGATTTTCGATTAAGAGTTAAGAAACGAGCATATAGCGTCGAAATAGTTGTTTTAGATCATGAGGGGAATTCAATTGACGGGATACTAGTTTCTGACGAGAACGATCTATACACAGCGTTAGATATTTTGAAACAAAGTATTTATGAATGGATTGAAAATAACACAGATGAACAGGACAAACTAATGAACTTAGTCATGAAATGGTAGGTATAAGCATGAGAGACACAGAAAGAAATATATTGAATATTTTTAAGACGTTATTCGACGAATATACTTTGTCAAACCAACGAGCATTATTGGAAATTGAACGTAATCATCACGGATACTTATCGATTAATTTCCTGCACTATCACGACAGTTACAAAACAAACAATAAGCTTGTGCAGATACATGAAATCAATCCAGACAGCCATGAACGAATAAAAAATTTAATTATCGAGGTGCTAAGAGGTCATCGGAAGATTAAAAAAGGAGCATGAGGAAAGATATGAAAATAAATAAGTTAACTATATCGAACTTTGCTGGAATCAAAGAAGTAACATTTAACTTTGACGGTAAAGATGCAAAAATATACGGCAATAATGCGACTGGTAAGACTACAACAGCAACCGCATTACAATGGCTGCTTTTCGATAAAGGTTTGGACGGATCAACCAAATCATTTAACCCTGTACCTTTAAACGAAAAAAACGCAGAAAATTATGAGTTAATTCCGACTGTTTTCGCAGAATTTGAAATCGACGGAAAAATTACGACTTTTAAAAAAGAGTCACATCCTAAATACACAATAAATCAAAAAACGAATCGCAAGGAATACTCACGAAGTCGAACGAAGAAACAATATATCAATGATGAATCAATAAAAGTAAAGGATTATAAAGCTCGTATTGATGAACTGATTGATGAAGATGTATTCAAGTTAATTACGAACCCTCAAGCATTTAACTTACTAGATTGGAAGAAGCGAAGAAGTTTGTTGTTTGAAATTGCTAAACCAATCAATGATGAGGATGTCATTAAAACAAATGATGATTTTAAAGAATTAAATAATATTCTTGGAGATCATGAAATTGAAACAAAGAAAAAGATTCTTACGGACAAGATAAAACAGATTAACAAAGATATCAAAGATATTCCGATACGTATTAACCAAACACAACAAAATAAGCAGGATGTACCAGAATTCGATAACGATAGATACGCAATTATCAAACAAGAAATTGAGCAACTTGAAAATGAGCGTATAGATATTCAAAACGGTAAGGAAGAAATTAATTTGCGTAATCAATTAGCTGATAAACAATCAGAATTGAAACGCATAGAAGACAATAACAGCGCAAGTAATGAGAACAAAATCCATGCTTTAACAAATGAATTACACGTTGAAAATGGAACGGTAGCAAACCTTAAAACGAGATTAAAGCAAAACAAACAACAAATCACACATGAAGAAAATAGACGTAATCAATTATTGGAAAATCACAAAGGACTAAAAAGTGATTTAGAAAAATCTAAAAATCAAAAATTTGAACATCTTGATGACAATGTATGTAGTTGTTGTGGTCAACAGTTACCAACTGAACAAGTGAATGAGGCAAGAGAAAAAGCTTTACAGAAATTCAATGTAAAAAAATCGAAAGAATTAGAAACAATACAAACATCTATCAATCACATTATTTCAGAAGGCAAGAAAATAAAGCCAATCATCGAGAAGTTAGAGGATGACAATAATAATCTTCAAATTAAAATCAACGAAGCAGAAGAGCGTTCAGCAAGAATACAAAACAAAATTAATAAGTTGAAAACGACTCACGTTGACGTTACGCAAACTGACGAATACAAAGCAGTAATGTTAGAGATAAATGAGATTAATCAAAAACGCTCTAACATCAGGAAAACTATTCAAGATAAAGTTTCAGGAATAGATGACAAAATAAGCGAACTTACTCAAGAAAAATCAGAAATTGAAGTGTCAAGATCAATCGAAAAATCAAATAAACATCTAGATGATGTTATTTCTGAATTAAGAAATGAAGAAGACAGATTATTGGATGAAAAAGAAAAGTATTCACATGACCTTTATATCTTAAAAGAATTTACAACAACAAAAGTCAAAATGCTTACTGAAAATATCAATAACGAATTTGATATTGCTGAATTTAAGTTATTCAATACCTTAGTTAACGGCGAATTAGAAGAAACATGTTCCACAACGGTTAACGGCGTCGAATACGACAGCGGTTTAAATAACGCCTCAAGAATTAATGTTGGCTTAGATATCATCAATACACTGTCAAAACATTTTAAAGTTACAGCACCAATATTTATTGATAATGCTGAATCAGTAACAGAGCTTATCAAAACAGAATCACAACAAATTCAATTGATAGTAAATGAACAAGATAAAAAATTAAGAATGGAGACTATATAAAATGACTGAAAATAATAAATTACAAACTATTGAACAACAATTAGTACAAGAAAAGAACGTATCTGACAACGTATTAAACAAAGTGAGAGTTTTAGAGTCACAAGGCAATTTGGAATTGCCAAATGATTATTCACCAAGTAATGCCATGAAACAAGCATGGTTACAAATCAGCCAAGATAACAAATTAATGAGTTGTAACGATACAAGCAAAGCAAATGCCTTATTAGACATGGTAACGCAAGGTTTAAATCCAGCTAAAAATCAATGCTACTTTATTCCTTACGGCAACAAAATGCAGTTACAACGTAGCTATCACGGTAATGTAATGATGTTAAAACGTGATGCAGGTGCTCAAGATGTTGTTGCTCAAGTGATTTATAAAGGCGATACATTCAAGCAAGAAATGGGAGAAACAGGACGTATCAAAGCGATTAAACACGAACAAGACTTCTTTAACATCGACAAAGAAAACATTATCGGTGCGTACTGCACAATCGTATTTAATGATGGACGAGATAACTATATTGAAGTCATGACTATTGAACAAATTAAACAAGCATGGATGCAGTCATCAATGATTAAAGATGAAAAAGCATTACAAAATTCTAAAACACATAATAATTTCAAAGAAGAAATGGCTAAAAAAACAGTTATCAATAGAGCTGCTAAACGTTATATCAACACATCAACAGATAGCAATATTTTCAAATACGCACAAGAATCCGAACAACGTCAACGCAAAGAAGTGTTGGACGCAGAAGTTGAAGAAAATGCAAATCAAGAACAATTGGACTTTGAACAACCAGTTCTTGAAGAAGCACAATACACAGAATTAGAAAATGATAAGCCTATTGATGTATCTGACTTTGAAGAAATAAAAGAACCTGCAACAGAAAAAGAAAGCGAAGAAGAGCCATTTTAATTGAAACAATAGCAACTGGTTCAAGTGGTAACTGCTACGTCTTAAATGATGGACGTACTACGTTACTACTTGAGGCAGGTATAAAATTTGAACGTGTTCAAAAGCATTTTAAATATAAAACAAGACATATAGCAGGGTGTCTTATCACACACGAACATGGTGATCATGCAAAGTACACAAAGCAGTTTGTCGACAATGGTGTAATCAGCTATATGACTGCTGGAACACAACAAGCTATGAATTTTGAAAGTCATCGCTTATGCACGATTAAGGCAAAGCAAGAGCTGCGAATAGGCACATGGTCAATTCTACCGTTTGACATCGAACATGATGCTAACGAGCCTGTGGCTTTCTTATTACAAAGTACATTAGGTTATAAGGTTCTGTATGTTACTGATACAAAGTATTTGAAATACAAATTTAACGGCATTACGCACATGATGTTAGAAGTTAATTATATCTATGAACAAATGCAGGAAAACATAAAAAACGGCAGTGTGCACAGCACATTAGCAAACAGAATTATGGAGTCTCATTTTAGCTTAGAACATGCTATCGGAATGTTAAAAGCAAATGATTTAACTAGACTCGAAGAAATACATTTAATTCATTTAAGTAGTCAAAATTCAAATGCAAAATACATTAAAAGTGAAATACAAAAAGTGACGGGCGCGCCCGTTTATGTTGGAGGTTTATAAATGCTAAACAGAACAATATTAGTTGGTCGTTTAACTAGAGACCCAGAATTAAGAACCACTCAAAGTGGTGTAAATGTAGCATCATTCACATTAGCAGTTAACCGCACATTTACGAATGCACAAGGAGAGCGCGAGGCAGACTTTATTAATATCATCGTATTTAAAAAACAAGCAGAGAACGTTAATAAATACCTATCTAAAGGATCGTTGGCGGGCGTAGATGGTAGGTTACAAACGCGGAACTATGAAAATAAGGAAGGTCAACGTGTATACGTTACGGAAGTTGTTGCCGATAGTATTCAATTTTTAGAACCGAAGAACTCAAATGACACTCAACAAGATTTATATCAACAACAAGTACAACAAACACGTGGACAATCGCAATATTCAAATAACAAACCAGTAAAAGATAATCCGTTTGCGAATGCAAATGGTCCGATTGAACTAAATGATGATGATTTACCATTCTGATTTAACCGGTTTGAAAGTGAGGTGTGTATATGACTGGTTGGATAAAACTTCATAGAAAACTATTAGATTCGCCTATTTTTCAGAACGAAAAGTTATTCAAAGTATTTGCATATTGTCTTATGAAGGCTAGTCATAAGGATCATACACAGCTTGTTGGCAGACGAGTTGTTGAATTAGAAAAAGGTCAATTTGTGTTCGGGAGAAAGCGAGCAAGCGAAGAGTTACGTCTCAAAGAATCCACAGTAAGAGACTACATAAAGCTTTTAGAAAACCTTGGAACTATCGTCGTAAAGTCCGACAACAAATTTTCTGTTATAACCGTTGTCAATTGGGCGATTTATCAAAGTATGGAAGAAAATTCCGACAGCAAAAACGACAACAAATCAACAACAAATCAACAACAAATGGACAACAAATGGACAACAAATCAACAACAAATCAACACAAACAAGAATGTAAAGAATGGGGATAATGTAAAGAATGGTGAGAATGAGAAGAAGAAGGTAACCGCCTTCGACTTCTTCCAAGATAACGGATTCGGTTTCATAACTCCTTACAATTTAGACGATTTAAATTATTATCTTGATTCATTTGAAAATGATTCAGATCAAATAGTTACCGCATCACTTAAAATCGCTAAAGACAGAAATAAAGTTACTTGGGGATATGCTAAAAGCATTTTGAATACATGGCTTAATGCAAACTTGAAATCTATTGAACAAGTACGTGCATTTGAAAAGCAACAACTTGAAAGCAAAAAACAAAATTATAAACCTTTCGTTAAACAATCAAAAGAAAAAACACCCAAATGGCTCACAGACAGCACGAGAGAAACGAAAACGCCGGAAGTAGATGAAAACCTTGAGAAAGACAGAGAAGCTTTTATTAAGCGTCTAAATAGCAAATGGGAGTGATTGAAAATGGATGCATTTGATAAATACTATCTATTTGATCATGACGGCAACAAAATGTTTTCAGTTACACCACATTTTAAAGATGTACGGCATTTAGTTGTTGGATTAAAACACACAAAATTCAATGGTCGACGTTGGTACTTAGATGATTATGAATTAAAAACACTTATTGATAATGAACAAATGGAGTTAGGACACCAAACAAGCTTATTTGAATATATATGAGGGATTACATGGAGATAGAAATTAAATTTAACGAAACTTTCGAGGCACCTATGGGCTCGCCTCGACCGCGTTTTAGCACAAAAGGTAGATATGCACACACATATATGCCTACAAAATATACAGAACATAAAAAATATTTACAAAATCAAATGCCAAAGCTAAATCTAGAAAATGCATTAAAAATTGAATTAGAGTTTTACTTTTCTAGACGCTTGTAACAATTATTTGTGGAAAGATGACAATCAAATTGCAGAAATAACTAGCTCAAAGCGTTATGGAATTGAGCCCAAAATAATCATACGAATAGAAGAAATATAAGAGGTGGAATAAATGGCGAGAAAAGCAAGAATTGTAACAATAAACGATAAACCTTATAGGTTCAGTAAATTTGAAATGGAATTAATAGAAAGTCACGGTATAACCGCTGGAATGGTTTCTAAGAGAGTAAAAGACGGTTGGGAACTACATGAAGCAATGGACGCACCAGAAGGTACGCGTTTAAGCGAGTACAGAGAAAAGAAAACAATAGAAAGACTGGAACAAGCTAGACTCGAACGCAAATTGGAAAGAAAGCGAAAGAGAGAGGCTGAGCTAAGAAGAAAGAAGCCACACTTGTTTAATGTACCTCAGAAACATCCAAGAGGACGTTATGCGTGCTACCTGTTGGAAAACGACATATTCGTGAAAGTTAAGAAGTAGATCATGACAGATAACGCACGCAAAGAATACCTAAATCAATTCTTTGGATTTAAGAGATATCTGTATCAGGATAACGAACGAGTGGCACATATTCATGTAGTAAACGGCACTTATTACTTTCATGGGCATATCGTGCCAGGTTGGCAAAGCGTTAAAAAGACATTTGATACTGCTGAAGAGCTCGAAATATATATAAAGCAACATGGTTTGGAATACGAGGAACAGAAGCAACTAACTTTATTTTAGAGGAGATATAAACAATAAAATTTTATGGAGGAAGACACTAATGAATAATCGCGAACAAATTGAACAATCAATTATCAGTGCTAGTGCGTATAACGGCAATGACACAGAGGGATTACTAAAAGAGGTTGAAGACGTGTATAAGAAAGCGCAAGCGTTTGATGAAATACTTGAGGGAATGACAAATGCTATTCAACATTCAGTTAAAGAAGGTATTGAACTTGATGAAG